GAAAAGAGCAGGCCAGAGGGCTCTATCAAGCAGGGAAGTGCAGGTGTAATCACCAGCATCACATCTGATGAAAGCGTGGACGTTGACCCGACAGGGGTGATGGAGAATGCAGCGCGAGCAGCATTGAATGCGTACACCTGGGCACTTGAAGGAAGTATTGCCCCAGAGCAAGCGCGCATGATTCTGCCGCAGAACATGATGACGGAATGGATTTGGTCAGGCAGTTTGATGGCCTTCGCCCGCGTGTGTAACCTGCGCCTTGATCCACACGCACAACAAGAAACAAGCGAAGTGGCAGCACAGATTGCTGTAGAAATGGCCGAATTGTTTCCTATTAGCTGGAAGGAGCTGACAAAATGAACGACCAAGTAAAAAATCCTAGTCACTATTACCTATGGCCAGGAGTTGAAGTTATTGACGTCCGAAAAGTGCTACTCGACAAAATGGCAGTAGCCGGCTGGACACACTACCAGTCAGACTGCTGGTCACGCTCCTGGGAATACCTCACAAGAGCCATGGCTAAAAACGGGCTGGAAGACCTTGAAAAATCACTGACGTATCTGACGTGGCTGATTGAGGACATGAAGAATGACGATACTTAAATTAGTCAGCGTCGAGGATATCGATCACATCACAGTCGACGCTCGCTACAACTTCGTAACTTACGAAAACCAAGCGTGGCATAAGTGCACAGCACGAGTTAACGGGCTGTGTTCACACACAGGCATGCCATACGCAATGGGGTCAGTCGTGTACCGTCCAACTGGCAGCCCTGCAAACAGAGCACAGCGTATCATTCCAGAAGTATTAGTCCAGTTTGGGGTGACTGGAATCAATACAGAGCTGGTGCGAACATGTGATCAGTGCGGCCTTACACTACCTCTGACAAAGGCACATTTTGCACACCCAAAAAACAAGGCGGAATTTCGCACAACTTGCCGTAACTGCATGAATGAACTACGTTACGAAAAAAAGAGGGCTACCGAAATAGCCAAAGCAAGCGTGCCACAAGACGATAAACCAGCTAACACTCGACTTGTAACATTTCCAGACAGCTGGAGACCAAATCGAGAGGGTATGCGCAGCTCAACCAAAGATTTACTAGGTATCAAATCAAGCATGGGAGATTAACGTGCGCGATATTGACATTCACCTTATGTACTTCTCATTAACAGAAGTTTGTAGCATTAATTGCTCAAACGAAACGTAGTACCCACGAATGATGCCGATCTTTGGCATGTCTATTTTTACGGAGCGTGAAATGAAGTCAAAAGCTATGAAGCAAGAAGAAGCAAGCGTGCGCGAAGCAATGCGTGCAGTTCTTTCTGCTGAGCAACAATTGAAAATCCTTGCTCAGCGCCCTGGTAAATCCAAACGTGAAACAACTCGGCTACTCAAGGAGATCAAATAATGCGCCCGACCCAAGCAGTAAAATGCATCAACGAAGCAATCAGCAACAAACACAGCTACATGCTGTGGGGTGCCAGCGGCATCGGCAAGTCACAGATCGTACAACAGATTGCCAAGTCCAAAGGCATCGGCATGATCGACATGCGCTTGAGCACTTACGATCCGACAGACTTGAAAGGCCTGTTGTATTTCAAAGACGACAAAGCAGTCTGGCTGTCTCTCGGCGAGCTGCCGGATATCATGCGCGACGGTGAGGAGGGCATTCTCTTCCTGGACGAGATCAATGCAGCGCCTCCAGCCACTGCAGCAGCTGCTTACCGTCTCGTACTTGATCGTGAAATCGGCAACTACAAGATGCCAGATGGCTGGAGCATCGTAGCCGCAGGTAACCGTGAGTCAGACAAAGGTGTGACGTACAAAATGCCGGCACCTCTTGCCAATCGCTTCATTCACGGCGAAGTTGAGACCAGCTTCGATGACTGGATTGACTGGGCGCTGCACGCAGGTATTGATGACAAAACTATCAGCTTCATTCGCTTCCGCCCCGGCCTGCTCCATGATTTCGATCCGGCACAACGCGCCTTCCCGACACCTCGTTCATGGGAGCGTGCATCAAAGTACAACAAAGTTTCTGATCATCAGACTCGGCAAGAGCTGTTCAACGGCTGTGTAGGTCCAGGCCCTGGTGTTGAGTACAGCGCATTCATCAAGATGGCAGATGACTTGATTGACCCTGACATGATCATCATGAACCCGGAAGAAGCGCGAGTTCCGTCTGATCTCAACGCACTCTACGCTACGGTTGGTGCTCTTGCAGCTCGTGCAACGACCAAGAATTTTGAGGCGCTTACGACGTACGCCAAGCGCATCAAGAAAGAATTTCAAGTTCTTCTGATTCGTGACAGCGCCATTCGCAATAAAGACATCACTCGCACTCCAGAGTTCGCCAAGTGGGCTCTGGCTAATAGCTCCATTCTTATCTGAGGTACTTATGGCTATTCTCAAAATCACACCAACACTGCGTAATGAAATCACGCGAAAAGCAGCTGAGCCTTTTGAAACGGCAATCACTAACTTACTGACGATCACCAACCCAAAAGATGTTGATCTGCTTTATGCCACTGTCGTACCACCTGACTTAGAGCAAACATTGTGCTCACTGCCCAAAGAATGGTCTATTAATTTTGGAACAGAAATGCGCATGCGCGTAAAAAACGCAAATATGCATATCATGTCGCTGTATCTTAAATTCAAACGTCGACCTTGCATGTATAGCTGGACACATGGAGTTTCATATCCGCCAGTTAACAACTGGAAAGAGCCACGACCCATAGGTGTTGAAAGTCAGTACAACTCTACCTGGCCAAAAATTGAGTTAAGCGTTTTCAACGCTTTGGGATTGAGCGTGAACTATGCAGACAAATGCGCTGAGTTAGCCAAAGACCGAGACACACTCTTGGCTGGGATTAACAAAGTGCTCGACAGCGCACCTACGATCAACTCAGTAATAAAGATTTGGCCTGCGATTGAAACGTATCTGAGTGACGAAAAAAAGACCAAGCTACACGAAGTCATTGAGCGAAAATCGACGAGCAAAATCAAAGAAGAGCTCAATCTAGATGAGCTGAACGTAGCTCATATAACCCAACGAATGGCAGGAGGTGTGTAATGAGTCTTGTACAACAAGCGATTCTCATGCGCTGCACAATCTCACAATGGGATGCTACCGTACGAGATAACGATGCGCTTAAATCGTTTCTCACGCAGGAGCAAATGGCAGCTGACGCCGGCACTCTCAATAAGCACCTGATCGCCAAGTCAGCTCTGAAAGGCATTTCAGACGCAGCCAAGAAAATCCGTGACTACCACCGCAAGCTTACAATGCCGTGGAACCTCGACGGCGTCGGCCTACTGATGAACGACAAAATCCTGGACTACATGACCGGCATGAGGCCTCTCAAAGAGGCGTTTGAGGAAACCGTCGATCAGTTCATCAACCACTACGAGATCTACACCAGTGACAGCAAGCTCAGGCTCGGGCATCGTTACAACGCACTTGAGTTTCCCAGTCTGAGCCAGCTCAAACTTAAGTTTGGCGTAGACATCAGCCCGCTGCCCATTCCCCAAAGCGGGCACATCCTGACTGACCTGACCGACACAGGCATTGACGCAAGTGAAGTAGACAAGGCAGTCAAGGCAGCAGAGAACAAGGCGCTGATGCGTCTCTGGCAGCAGGTGTACGTCAGACTCAAGCTGCTACACGAGCGCCTCTCGGACACAGAGAGTCGCTTCAAAGCCACAACAATCGAGAAGCTCGAAGAGTTCATCACGAAGCTCCAGGATTTCAACATCTACCAGAGCAGTGAACTCGAAGCTTTCGTGCAGTTCATCAGAATTCATATCACAAATCAGGAAGCTTCTGAAATACGTAAGTTCCCTGAAGTACGCACAGCTCTACTCAACCACTTAGAGCAGGCGATCACTGCGTGCAAACCTTACATCGGAGACATTCATGGCATCCGCAGCATCGAAGAAAGTGATTGATGTAGATACAAAAATTGCCAAGGCTGTCAGCGCACTCATCATCGACGAGCCGTTCTTCGGCTCTCTACTGGTACGGATGAAGCTCGAAGCTGTTGACGGGCTTGGTACGATGGCTACCGATGGCACAAAAATCTTGTATGACGTCGATTTTGTACGTCAACTGTCCGATGCATCACTCAAAGGCATTTATGTACATGAGTTGATGCACTGCATTTTTGTACATCAAGCTCGACGTGGTGATCGCGACCCTCGAAAGTGGAACATTGCGTGCGATTTCGCAGTCAACCCAGTAGTACTTGAGGCCGGTTACACACTCACGCCTGATGCACTCGTCGATCCTCAATACAAAGACATGAGTGCAGAGCAGATTTATGATCTTCTGCCTGACGACTTTTGCGACGGTCTTGGTGATGGCTGGGATGTGGGCGGTGTACAGGACGCAGAATCAGAATCTGGGGGTGATCAACTAAGTCAAGACGAGGTCAACACTATCGTCCAGGACTGGAAGAACAAAGTTGCTGAAGCCGCCAATGCGGCAAAGATGTCTGGTAAGTTGAGCGCTGGTCTTGAACGGCTGGTTCACAATATTCTTGACTCTAAGTTACCGTGGCAAGAGCTTTTGGCTAGGTTCATGCACGCAGTCGTGAAAAATGACTTCAACTGGGGCAAGCCTAACCGAACCATGATGAACAACCACCACATCTACGTGCCTACACTACACAACGAAGCGTGCGGGTCAATTGTCATGGCAATTGACACGTCAGGTTCAATAGGACAACAAGAGCTAGACGAATTTGCAGCCGAACTCAACGGTGTGCTGGATCAAGTCAGACCCGAGCGAGTGACAGTTCTGTACTGCGATGCATCAATCAACCACGTTGATGAGTACAAACCAGATGACTATCCAGTCATGTTACGTACACATGGTGGCGGTGGCACTGATTTCAGGCCTGTGTTTGAGCACACAGACGAGCACAACGAAGACGTGCAATGCTTAATTTACCTGACAGACATGATGGGTAAGTTCCCTGATGCGGAACCTGACTACCCAGTTATGTGGGTGAGTAACAGCAAGATTCAAGAAGCTCCATTTGGCCAAGTGGTGAGTTTGAAATGAGCGCGCTCATCCCAGACAACTTCTATTACGATAGCCCAAAACTGCACAAGGGTAAAATCAGCATCCCTGGACACATGGTAATCACACCTCCAAAAGAGCTGTCAACGAAAGCTAGCAAAGTCATTCGCACGTACTTAAAAAAGACGCTACCAGTACTTCGTTTGATGGGCGGTGATATTGAGCGCCCACTACTAAAAGCCAGTGCTCAGCCAACAAAGTATGGCTACTATATTGACGAATCTGATACCGTACTACGGCTTCGTGAGTGCTTCGTAGAACGCAGGCGCAACTTCAGTGAATTTGAGCGTAAACAAATTGCACTCGATACAATCGAAGCAGGTGATCTCACTCTTGACGGACTAAAGAATGTCTACGCCGTAAATTTCTGGGGTGCTCAAGACAAGAAAAATTTGTTCAATCGCATCGTATCTGCACTGCGAGAGCATTTGATTATTCGCTACATGGAGCGTGACCAAAATGACAGAGAGGCCTGACTGTAAGTTAGAAGCCCTATGTCCATGGGGCATAGCGCCTGTTATGGCCATGTGGGCTAAAGTAGGTGAGCGACAATTTTGGGGCACTGACTGTGTACTTTATATCAACTGCCCGCGAAAAAATTGGTCGAAGAAAAAGTGGCTTGTTAATCGGATCGCTAAAAAGTTTGGGGGTACAATCGACACTCCAACTTAAGGAGTGCGCAACGTGATCAAGACATTTAGTTTTTCAAGGTTAGGTGATTTCGAGAAGTGCCAGCTGCTGGCGAAACTCAAGTACATCGACAAAATCCCTGAACCTGAACGAAAACTAAGGGCTGGTCAGTCAGAGCACGCAAACGACAGAGGCTCACGCATTCACGATGCTGCTGAGCAATATGTACGCAATCCAGACGCCGGCCTAATTCCAGAACTCAAGCAGTTCACCACGGAATTTGAGCAGCTCAAAGAGCTATTCCAGGCGGGCAAAGTAATTCTGGAGCAGGAGTGGGCTATCGATAAAGACTGGCAACCTACAGCGTGGAATTCAGAAACTACATGGTGCAGGGCCAAGCTTGATGCATTTATCCGTGTGTCAGAAACCGAAGGTGTAGCAATTGACTACAAAACAGGCAAGCGCTACGGCAACGAAGTCAAGCACGGCGAGCAGCTGCAGTTCTATCAGCTCTTAAGCTTCTTGCGTTATCCGGAACTGCAGAAAATCGACGTTCAGCTCTGGTATTTAGACCTGGGTGAGACACACAGCATGCAATTTACGCGAGAGCAAGGCATGCGTTTCTTCAAGAACTTCAACGATAGGGGTTTAGCTATGACAACAGCTACAGAATTTCCCCCTAACCCCAACAAATTCAGCTGTCGCTGGTGTCTATACGGCCCCAAAGGGTCAGGACACTGCACAGTAGGGGTTTGAGCGGTAGACACCTCGTAGCTTTCCACATAGTAGACAGCCAGACTTCTGACTTACGTTCTGTAACAGAGGCTCTGGCTGCTGCGCTCATCGAGTGTGAAGTACTCGAAATTGAGCCGCTACGAGATCCTGCGGTACTTCTTCTGACTACGCACCTATCACTGCTTGCAAGCAGTGAGCTGCACAGCCGTCACTACAGCAAGCTAGCACGCATTTGCTTCAAGGAGGCACAAAATGAGTACAACGAAACACAGCATTGAGCCATGAACTACACACTTTTTGAGCATCAAAAAGCAAGCCTGCGTTTTGCCGACGCCACTCCAATCATCTTTGACACATCAGACCCAGGTACTGGGAAAACCTTAGTCTATCTAAACCTGATCGACAGGAACAACAAAGCGACTCAAAAACGAGCGCTTGTCATCTGCCCGAAGTCGCTCATGCGCTCAGCGTGGGGCAACGACATCAAGAAGTTTGCACCGTGGCTATCTACATCAATCGCCTCCGCTGTCAATCGAGCAGATGCGTTCAAGTTTGAAGCTGACGTGTACATCACCAACCACGACGCTGTTAACTGGCTGGTTAAACAACGGCCTAGTTTCTTTGAAAAATTCAGCACGCTGATCGTCGATGAGTCTGGTGCGTACAAGCACCACACAAGCTTGCGAAGCAAAGCACTTAACAAGATTGCAAGTCACTTCCAGTACAGGTATGGCCTTAATGGCACGCCGATGACTAACTCAGTCACTGATATCTGGAACCAAGTGAAGTTTCTGGATGGCGGTAAGCGGCTTGGTAAGTCGTTCTTCGCGTTCCGTGATTCAGTGTGTCGCCCCAAACAAGTCGGCCCCTCACCAAACATGGTGAAGTGGGAAGACAAAGTCGGTGCCGAAGACGCAGTAACTATGCTGCTAAAAGACATCATCATCCGCAATAAGCTGGAAGAATGCGTCGATCTCCCAGAAAACATCATGTACACAGTTCCGTATTACTTCTCTGAAAAACAGAAGGCTGCGTACATACAGATGGAAATGGCAGAAATCGCAGCGCTTGAAGACGGCTCAGTCATAAGCGCAATTAATGCAGCCTCGGTGATGACCAAGCTACTGCAGATTTCGTCGGGCGCAGTGTATGAAATGCCTGATGTCTACCACGTCGTGGACGAGGGGCGCTATCAACTGATCATGGACCTTATCGAAGCTCGAGATCACTCGGTCACATTCTTCCTCTGGAAGCACCAGCGCGACTTGCTGGTAGAGACCGCACGTAAACGCAAGATCTCGTTCGCAGTGATTGACGGATCGGTGAGCGAAAAAGAGCGTGCTCAGATCGTTACGCAGTATCAGCAGGGCATGTACCAGACAATCTTCGCACATCCTCAATCCACGGCGCATGGTCTGACGCTCACTCGAGGCAACACCACCATCTGGGCATCACCTACGTACAACCTGGAGCACTTCCAGCAGGGCAATCGACGAATCTTCCGTATTGGGCAGAAGCAAAAGACTGAAACCATCGTCGTACTGGCAGATGACACATGTGAACAGCGCGTGTTTGATGCACTGCAAAACAAAAACGTACGACTTACTTCATTACTTGAATCTATGAGGGCGTGATAATGGGCTGCGATATTCACTGGGTACTTGAGCAAAAAATGATAGATGGTAAGTGGGTAGGTATTTATTCCACTGACCTGACACCGATGCCGAAAGGCGCGATAGTCACACGAAGTAACCCAATTCAAGGACTTCCAGTTCCAGACGTTCTTGTAGGTATTGGAACGTGGCATGACGTTATCTTAAAAGGTCGAAACTACGAATGGTTTGGAAAGCTTGCAGGTGTGCGATATTCAGGGCCAGATCCGTTAGGTTGGCCGCACGATGTATCTGATTTGAGTCAGGCATGCATCGACGACTGGGGTGGTGACGGTCACTCACACAGTTACCTACCAGCAGTTGATTTTGTAGCTAGGTATCTCGATGACAACGAACTTATAAACCACCTCAAGGCTAAATTTGATACGACACTTACCGACAACGTCTTGGAGTGGCTGGGTTTGGATGATTTCGCCGCCACACACCCGAAAGACTATCGCGTCGTATTCTGGTTTGATAACTAAGGGGTATAAAAATGGCTTATGTAGCACTATCAAAAGCTGTGACTGAGCGCATTCTTGATTCAATCAAGCAAATGCGCTACGACGAAATCGGCAAGGTCAACGCAGCGTACGCTGCAACAACTGCTTTGTCGTACAAAATAAGCGACCCAGAACTGCTGCTACAACTGGAAAACCAAGTCTGGGGTGAGTACGCAGACATTAAAGATAGACTGCCTAAAAAATGGTGTGTCACGTCCAGAACAGTTCAAGTTTGTCTTGAGCCCGGCGGCGTCCGCATTAATCTGGAGAGCGCAGTGCGAGACTTTATCTGGCCACCGAAGACGTTTGCATACGAGCTAGATGTCAAATTACCTGCCGCCCAATTCACGCCAAATTTAGTGCTGGCTGAGTCCATAGTAAACAGAAACACAGAGCTTGCAGCCATAAATACACGCTACGACACTCTTCACAGAAGTGTCAGCAACCTGCTGGATCAGTACAACTCGCTTGGAGCTCTTGTCAAAGACCACCCGGAGATCATGTCTATCGTCCCAGAGCATTTGAAGCAAAAACTGGAGCATAAAGTCGTACGTAAAGCTGTGGAGCGTGAGACAAAGCAGGCCGAACCAGACACAAGTTTCGACGCAGAGCTGCTCATGGCTACATTCGTAGCGCACAAAATCCTGACAGGTGCATCATGAAACTCATAGGCTTCGATCTTGAGACATCTGGATTACAGCCGTGGCTTCCGGATGCTGAGATTTACTCCATGGCTGCGTATCACACAGCTGGTAGCGCACAGCGCATGCCAACCAAGGAGTACTTCAGAGACTTTCTGACTAACTGTGCTCAGAATGATCTGACCATAGTCGGCTGGAACGTCATGTTTGACATCGCGTGGCTGCTGGCATACGACCTAGAAGCTGAGGTCAGAGCGTGCAAGTGGCTGGACGCCATGCTCCTGCTCAAG